GCATCCCGGGAAGGCCGGCGCTTGCAGCCGCGCATCCGGCGCAACCGGCTTGATGTGAGCAGCTGTCAGCAAATGGTTCACGTAGACGGAGGATGTGCTCCAGCGCGCGGCCAACCCGACGCACACCAGGACGCACAACGCGCCGACCGCAAGAAACATCTTTCGCCGCGAAACGGCCGGGTCGAGGGCCAGGGAAAGCGCCAGCGACATCGCGATCGCCAGCAAGGTGAATCTCACCATCGAAGCAGCAAGGATGATCGAAGCAACCGCGGCCAGGACAATGACCAACCCCCGCTGCGCCCGCGTCATTCGCGTCGAAAGTGCCGCGACCAGGACGAAGCCCAGCAGCATCGCGAATTGCGCCGGTGCGGAATCGTATTTGCCGAACACGAGCGGCTTGCCGTGACGTTCGGACCATTGCTCGACCAGCGCGACTGCGTTCGCACCCAATCCCATCAGGAGGACTGCGCATCCGACGATGAGGATGCCTCTGCGCGCCTCAGCGGGAGAAATTGCCCTGCCGGCGATGTAGTGCCCCAAGGCCACCAGAAGCAGGCAGGCCTCCCTGCCATCGCTGTAACCGTTCAACGCGACCGACACGCCGATCGCGACGGTGAGAATCAGGAACCAGACGTCGCAGATACTGACGCGCAGATCGTGTCGCGGCGCCAATGCCGCCAATCCGAGTAACGGCACAACCAGAAGAATTGCGGTGAAGGATGCCCCGAAATTGAGCAGCCCATGGGCCAGGACGACAATAGATCCCGCGGCGACGGTGACCCCAAATAGGCCAGAACGGAACGGTGATGCCTTTGAAAACACCAGAATCATGCCCGTAAAGGTGGAATCTCGCAATATCTATACATATACGCGAAACAACATGACGCAACCTGAAGGCGTTTGCAATGACGGGTTGTGGCATTTTTAGGCACCCTTATTTGTCCTGCGGGTGCGCTGACGGTGACGCAAAAGCCCGGCGCGCAGGGTCATCGCGCGCCGGGCAACCGGGGCCCCCGCCCGGTATCCGTCCGAGAGGACGAATTACTTTTCCGACGGCGTGATGTCGACGTAGTACTCCTTGCCCGGCACGAAGATCGCCGCCGCTGCGAGATTGATCACACCCAGCTCGAGGCGACCGCTCGGCGTTGCCGCCCAGAACTTCGAGTTCTCGTGCTTCGGATCGCCATTGCCGTAGACCGGCGACAGGCTGATCGTCTTCTGGAGCGCCGGCTCCCACTGTTTGGTTTCCGGGTTCTGGGCAGACCCCACGCTCTCGGTGACACTGTTGCACACGAATTTCGTTCGCGTCGTTGACATGACGTTCTTCCTTCTCTGCCTGTGATGCCGGGAAACCGCCCGGCGCGGATCTCTATTCCACCGCCTCGCGTGCCAGCCATGCAGCGACGTGCGGGGTGATGTCGGAGGCTTCCGGCTCGCTATGGCCCGGCGTCCACAGCATCTTGCCGTCGCGATCGCCTGCATCCCAATCGCGCGCGATCTCGTCGGCGATATCCTCGGCGTCGAGACCAAAGAACAGGCCGGACACGCCAAAGGCGCCCGCGCGATCGCGCGCGGCGTCGAGATAGTCGAACACGCGTCGGCGTAAGTTGCTCATAGCATCACCTGCAGAACCGCCGCGCCAGCATGATCGTCAGCCGGCCATGGCCGCGACGGCGGGCGAGCTGCTCGGCGGCCGAGACATTGCCGCCGGCCTCCGCGAGCAGCGCCCGCGCGCCGGCGCAGAAGGCCGGCAGGTCGGCGCAACCAAACCCCTGCTCCATTGCGACGTACCGCGCCCAGCCGAAACAGGCGTAAGGATCCTCCGCGCGCGCCGGCGCGATCGAGAGCAAGGCCGCGGCGACGAGGCTCGCGGCGCGCAGGGCCGTCACTTCGGCGGCCCCTTGCGCAGCACGGCCTTGATCTCGCCGAGGCTGTCCTTGATCTGCTCGAGGTTGACCTCGACGCGCGTCAGGCGATCGCCCTGCGGCGCCATCACCAGCATCTTGGCCTCGATCACGTTGAGCCGCTCGTTGAAGCTCGACGCCAGCCAGATCGCGCCGACGGTCTGGAGACAGATCGCCAGGATCAGCGACAGCGGGATCTTCCGATCGATGTGCCAGGTGCTGTCGCTCTCGTCGATCACGGGCGCCGGCCGCCGCTTCGTCATCGCTGGAACGCCTTGGCGAGTGCCAGGAGGCCGGCCGAGGGCGGGCCGACATAGAACAGCGCTTTCAGGATCTCGTGCTCGGTGTCCTCGAAGCGCCCGGGCAACGCGACGATCTTCCAGGAGCCGACGACGTGCGGCTGCCATTCCAGCCACGGCAACACGTACCATTTCAACGTCGGGACCAGATGCCAGCCGCAGCTGTCGAGCACCAGCATCACAACATGCCAAGCCAGCGCCATCGCGATGACGAAGCCGGCGAGGCCGAACGGGCCCCAGGCGCCTTGACTCTTCTGCACGTCCGCGCGCTGCGCGCCGGCGCTGGTCGCGCCCTGCACGGCGGTCCCGGCCAATTCGTTGCCGGCGGCCGCCTGGTTCTTCTGCCGCGTGGTGTTGTCGGCGTGGATGTCGGTCACGACCTTGCCGGCCGTGCCGAGCAGCGCATTCATGCCGCCGAGGGCGACGCTTCCGAGCCAGCTCCACATGGTGCCCTAGCTCCCCGTGACCAGCCTGACGGCCTGGTCCTTGGCGGCATCGGCCTGCGCGATCGCGGCCGATGCCGCGACGCTCAGATCGGCCTCGCGGGCGGCGACCAGCTCGAGCGGCTTGGTGGTCTGCGCCCGCAGCCAGGTGATGACGCGGCCGAGCGCGGCCAGGAACGCCGTCACGACCAGCCCGCGCATGTCGGGCGGCACCGCGAAGGTATCGAGGATGCGGGTCGTGATCGGCGTGAGGTCGAGACTCGAGACGAACACGGCGACCGCATCATAGGCCGTGACGAACAGGCCGCCGAGCTCGAGCAGCCGGCCGACCAGCACCGTCTCGGACTTGCGATAGAGCCGGATCTCGATCGGCTCGATCCATGCGAAGAAGCCGGCCGCGAAGGCCTGGCGCTTCAGCCAGGGACGCAGCCACAGCGCATAGGCGAGCAGGGAGACGACAAGCACGGCAAGGATCAGCCAGAACACGGTCATGGCAGCGCACCTTTCAGGGGTTGCAAGGGATGGAAGGGGACTTCACCAGATGGCGTGGATCGCGCGCGTCCTGCGGGCGATCAGCACGGAGGCGACGACGGCGACCGCGACCGCGGCGCCGATGATCGACCAGGTCGCCACAGACGGGACCATCGGCGCCGGCGCGCTCGCAGGCGTGGTCGTGGTGGTCTTGCTGGCCTCGGCCCCGCCGGCCGCGGCGCCCGCGGTCGCGGCACCGGTGCGCACCTTGCGCGCGCCCTTGGTCGCTTCCGCGATCACGGCCGGCGGCGGCGCCGGCGTTGCGCGCGCAGGCTTTCCCGGCGCGGCAAAGCTGATCGAGGGATCGCGCTTCGCCATGGCGATCAGCAGCGCGGCGCAGCCGATCTGGCGATCGACGAAGTCCGGATCGAACACGCCGTCGCGGACATACTTGCCCTTGACGTACTGATCGGTCGCCGACCACAAATAGGGCGACGGCAGGCCTTTCGCGGCATAACCGACGCCGTTGTACTTCTCCAGGATCGTCAGCGCGCCGCCGATCGACCAGTCCTGCCAGCGCGCGGCATAGGGCGGGCAGTCGACCAGCGCATCATGCGCGGCCGCCTCCCAGCTGGCGAACGGCCCCCTGCCCTTCGGCACGTTGCGCGACGGCGCATTCCAGGGATCGCCCTGCGCGATCGACCGCTTGAAGGCGGGATCCGCGCCCGCCTCCCGCTCCTTGATGATCGCGACGATCGGCCAGGGCACGCCCTCGGCCTTCTCGACCGCCTTGAAGCGTGCGCGGTTGACCGGAATCATCAGGCGATCGGCGGTGTCCTCGATCGCCTGCTGCCAGTTGGCGTGGATGTGAGCTTTCGCCCAGCGCTCGGCATTCGCCGCGATCATCGCGGTGTTCGTGACCTTCGTCATTGATAGAACTCCTCGACAATGATGAGACCGCTGCCGCCCGCACCGCCGGTGGATCCGCCGGTGCCGGCAACTCCCGCCGTGCCTGCCGCGCCGACCGCGTAGGAGTAGGTTGCGCTCGGCGAATTGATCCAACCGATGCAGGAGGCACCGCCCCCGCCACCCGAGGCGCTGGCGCCGCTGCCGGGCGTGAGCTGGCCGCCGCTGCCGCCGCCGCCGGTGTTGGTGATGCCCGCAGCTCCGCTCGCCGCGCCGGTTGCGCCGATCGGCAGGCCGCCGCCGGCGAACGATGCGCTGTCGCCGCCCTTGCCCGGACCAAAGTTCGGGGACGAAGAGGCGCCGCCGCCGGTCACGCCGGTCAGGCCGACCGCGCAACCGGTCGCCGCCCCACCCGCGCCGCCGGAGTTCGACGTGGTGCTGCCGCCGGTCCCGCCGGTCCCGCCGGCCGCGGTGAACGTCGAGAAGGTCGTCGACCCGCCCGTGCCGCCTGTGCCGGCGCCCGACGTTCCGGAGCCGCCGCCCCCGCCGCCACCACCCACCATCGTCACCTTGAGGTAGACGACGTTCGCCGGCGTCGTGTAGGTGCCGGACCCCGACGTGAAGATCTGCCGCGTCGGCGCCGCCGAGACGCGCAGCGAGGAGAGCGTCGCCTTCTTCTCGGCGTTGGAGGCCGCGGAGTCCTGGATCAGCACGTAGTCGGCGCCGACCGGGCTCGCCTTGACCGGCCGCGAGGCCAGCACATAGCCCGTCACGCGCCAGTTGCCGCTGCCGAGATAGACGACCTCCGCCACGTCGCCCGATGCGACCGTGATGCTCTGCGCACCCGGGATGATGAGCGAGGTCGCGTTGTGGGTCAGGACGATGGTCCCGGACGGCGAGAAGACGAGTTTCTTGCGCTGGCCGACGACACAGCTCGTGCCGAACGCCGAAATGTTGGTGTTGCCCGTGATGGTCAGGAAGGATTGCGGCACCGAGCAGAGATCGGTCGTCGCGGCGCTGGCGAGGCTGTTGCTGCCGCCGCCGACCGGCGGCACCCAGATCCCGTTGGTGACGTCGAGCACGCCGCGCACCACCCAGGCCGAGCCCGTGTAGATCTTCAGCACCTTCAGCGTCGACGACGTCGTGTCGAGCCAGCACTGGCCTTCCTTCGGCGCGCCGCCGAGCGCGTTGGTCGGCGCGGCCGATCCGGAGTTGCAGGTGTTGAGCGCGTCGAACGCGCTGTTGATGGTGTTGGCCGCCGTCAGGCCGTTGAACACGCCCGTCGTGGGCAGGTATTGGGGGCTCTGCGAGGCGCCGACCATCGTCGCGCCCAGACAGCACGCGGCGACGATCGCCGCGAGCCAGGCTTGCGTCCTGTGCTTCATCTCAGTGGTCCTTGTGGTGGTTGAGGGGTTCTTGAAGGGGCGCGTCAGTACCCGCGAACCAGCAGGTTCACGTCATTGCCGCCGACATCGACGCCGGCGTTCTTGACCTTGAGGGTGACGCCCGCGAGCGTCAGGCCTTCCCAGACGACCTGGTCGCCTGCATTGGGATTGCGGATCGAGGGCGTCAGATGCGGCAGCGCTTCGTCATTGGGGCCGCCGTGGAAGGCGATATCGGTGGCCGCGCCCTGCGGCCGGAAGGTGATGGCGAGGCCCCCGACCGGCACAGTGAGGCCGATATAACTGTCGAAGCGATCGGGCACGTCGATCGACCAGGTCCAGGACAGCAGATAGGCGATCGCATTCTGCGTGGCGTCGAGGATCTCGAACTGGATGCCGAGCTGGAACTGCCAGCCGTAATAGACGTCCGGCGACCAGACCTGCGTCGGGCCCCAGCTCGGCACGCCGCCGGCGAGCGCGATGCGGATCACCGGCCGCACCCTCACATATTGCGAGAGCGAGGCCTTGAGAAAATCAAGGTTGCCGAGGAAGTCCGGATTGCCGAGGAAGTCGTCGTCGGCCGGCACGCCGGTCGCGGTCCAGTCGTTCGAAACCCGGCAATAATTGAGCCCGCCGGTGTCGACGATGTGCGGCGACCAGTAGATGCCGCCAGCCTGCAGCGCGCCATCGCCGTCGATGAAATTGGTGGTGCCGAGGAAGTCGGTCCGGCCGAGGAAGTCGTCATCGCCGGCGGTCCGCAGGAAATTGTTGTCCTGGTCCTTGCCGACCGCCCCCGTGAAGGTGCCGGTCCAGCCCTCGCTGCGCTCGTCATGGCTGACGACGAGGTTCTCGATCGCGACCGAGCCCGTGATCGCGATCGACTGGTCGGGCGCGGCATAGATGCGCGTGCCGAACGGCGAGACCGCATAGGCCGAGACCCAATAGGTGTCGTCGCCGACGGTCTGCCAGGGCGACACCGCGGCATCCTCCACGATCTGCGCCGAGGCGAAGCTCTGGCCCTTGCGGATCTCGATCGGGATCACGCGCGGGTCGATCGGATTGTCCCAGGACAGGAAGCTGCGGCCGCTGATGAAGGTCTGGCGGAGGTTGGCGATCGGGTCCGGCGCACGCGACAGGCCGTCCAGCGTAAGGTGATCGAGCAGCGTCCAGCTCGAGGCCGAGCCGCCCGTAAAGAGGCAGCGCACCCGGTAGGACCACACCCCGGCCGCCGGCAGCGGCAGCTGCGTTTCCGTGTGCGGCGGCGCCACGCTGTCGACGGTCACGAAGGCGCCGTTCGAATTGTCGTCGCGCTGCTGCACCTCGAAGGATGCGATGGTGCCGAACCGCGGCACCTGCCAGGACAGGCGCACCACGGCACGGGCGGTCGCGCCCTGCCCGTCGATCACCTCGACATAGCGCAGGTCCCGCGGCGGCAGCGTGTAGGGATCGGCCGGAATGGTGACGTTCGGCACATAGTCCGGGATGGCGCCGCTGTCGGCCGTCGACACCGCGGGCGCATCGTCGACCAGCGTCAGGGTCGCCACCAGGTTCTTCTGGTGGCTGATGCCCTGGATGCGATAGTCCGAGGTCTCCTGCCCGGTCTCGCCGAAGGCACAGAGATCGCCGGCGGCGACCAGCGAGAGATCGCCCACCAAAGTCAGCTGGTTGTAGTCGCCGGCGATCGTCGAGGGATCGACGGCCCGCTCGATCGAGCGCGCGGCATCGGCGACGCGGAAGGTGATGCCATAGGTCTTGCCGCTCTCGATCGTGACGGTCTCGTCCAGCGTGACCACCTGGCCGGCGATCGCCTTGACCCGCGCCGAGGCGAGGCCGATCAGCATCGCGTCATGGGTGACGCGGACGCGATCGCCGCGGGTGGCGACGAGGTGCTCCCAGCCGACGTTGAGCGACAGCTTCTCCGGCCGCAGCCGGGACTGCGCGATGTGAAACCGGCCGTGCTTCCAGATCAGGTCGGGATCGGTGACGCCAGGGAATTCCAGTCCCTCGAACAGCGTCGCGTTGCCGGCATCATAGCCGTCGTCATAGACGATGCGCTCGTCCTGCGTGAAGCCGTTCGCCTCGTTGATGAAGGTGACGCGAAAGCCGTGCGGCGCCTGGGCATAGGCACGCTGCCCCTGGAAGCCCCAGGAATTGCGCGGCGTGAAGTGCTGCACGATCGGATCGGCCGGGCGGTCCCAGGCGACGCCCCACTTGCCGTTGACGAAGGTCACGGTGGCGCGGCCGGCGGAGGCGATGTCGGCCAGCTTGTCATAGACCGAGCCGGTCGAGGTCAGCACCTGGTTGAATTTGAAGCCCTTGCCGGCGCAATAGGTCCACCAGTCCTGCAGGCCCGCGAGGTCGATCTGGCTATCCGAGCGCGGCCGGGCATTCGCCGGCCCCTGCAGCACGTGGCGGAACAGATCGGCCGGCGATTGCGAAGCGGTATCGGCCGCCCAGCTCGTGCCGTTGAAGGCGTTGACCAGCGAGGTCGTGACGCAGTTGAAGCTGGCGAGCGCGCCGGAGAGCTGGTCCGTGGCGCGGATGCGCAGCGCGACCAGCGCCAGCGGCTTCGGGAAGTTGACCGGCGCGGCATGCTTGATCGAGCGCAGCGCGGTCCATTGCACGGTGTCGACGACGTTGTCGGGCGTCGAATTGGTGCCGCCGACGCGGCGGGCCTGCACCTCGTACTGCCCGCGCGCGACCGACCGCCGCCAGCCCTTGCGCGCCGGCTTGGTCGAGCGCGAGAACAGGATGTCGCCGCCCGAGGTGAACGAGACGTCGCCGACCTTGCGATACTGGATCTGGACCAGCACGGTCGTGTTGTCGAGATTGCCGGTCTCCTTGTTGGCGAGGTACATGCCCTGCGGCGCCGTGAAGTCGAGCGAGATCTCGTCGGTGTCGACGACCGTCGTCTGCGCATACCAGGCGCCCGGGCCGCCGGCGTTGCCCCAGGAGGTCGTGGTGTTGTCGAGGGTGATGGTCAGCGGCACCTCGTCGACCTCGCCCGGATAGAGCGTGATCGCGGCGTCGCCAACGAAGCCCTGCCGGGTCTCGATCTCGACGTCGGCATAGGTCGACAGCGCGGTCTCGCCGATCTTCATGTCCTCGATCAGCAGCGGCCCATAGCCGAGGCAGAACAGCACCCGCAGATATTGATCGTCGCCGACGATCTCGGTGTATTGCTTGGCGGCCAGCCGCGGCGACTGGCGATGGCGGCCGAGCACGACCGGCACGGGCCCGAACGGGTCGGCCTGGTTCTGCGCCCCCTGGATCGAATTCAACCCTGTCGAGGACGCACTGTCGGAGTTGAGCTGCGGCGAGCGGGTCGGGAACAGCGCATTGAGGGCCAGGGACGCCGCCAGCATCACGCCCGCGGCCGCCACGGCGGTCGCGGTGGCGACCGACACGCTGACGCCGACAGCCGCAAAGGCCGTCACCAGACCTGGCGCCAGGTAAGGCGCCGCGATCAGGGCGGTCACCGCCACCACGGCCGTCAGCACCGTCTTCCAGATCGCGCCGCCGCCGCCCTGCAGCCGCGGCAGGAACGTCATAGTGACGCCCGCCTTGACCCGCACCTTGCGGAAGTGCTCCGGCGCGATCGGATGGCCGTCCAGATGCACGATGAAGCCGCCGGCGAACGCGCCGGCGCCGACCTGGTCGAGGATCTCCGCGATCGACAGCCCGGCCCGCACCAGCTGCTCGCGCCGCTCGCCGGCGAGCGGATGCACGCGGCCGACCACGCGGACGGTGGCCGCCGGCATCAGGATCTCGCCGTCGATCGTGCGCGGAACGAGGTTCAAGGCGAACTCCGGTAACGATAGAGGCCGGCGAGGCGCAGCGACCAGGGCGGCGCGCGGTAGGACTCGATGCAGCTCGCCCCGCCTTCGCTGACATGCAGCATGCGGCCTGGCGTCACGACGAGGCCGATATGCGAGAGCGAGCGGCCGACCCGCAGCAGCACGCCGTCGAACGGCTGTTCTTCCCCCAGCGCGACCGGCTGCCAGGGCGCGATCTCGCCGGCGATCAGGCTCGCCAGCGCGACACGATCGGCCGAGGTGACGTAGTCGCCGGCAAAGGACGGCAGATCGACCCGGCCGAGCTCGCCCAGCACCAGGCGCAACAGGCCGTAGCAATCGCAGCCCGCGCGCGTGCGGCCGCGGTCGGCATAGGGAATGCCGACATAGGCATCGAAGGGACTCATGGTGGGCGGCGCTAGTAGAACAGGCCCGGGAAACAGGCCGGCGAGAACGTCCCCGACGGGAACGGCTCGGTGGTGAGCGCGTCGGTCGTGAGGTCGAAGGTCAGCGTCATCGCGTCATAGACGAGGTTCGTCATGTCGAGCGCCGGGAAGGTCATCTCGACGGTATCGGGCGCCGAGGCGAGCACGGCCTCGATCATCACCGCCGCCGGCGAGGAGATCGAGCGCGCCAGCGGGATCAGCTCGCGCGTGACGTTGGAGACGATCAGCTTGGAGGACGGCGGCGCCCTGTCCTGCTCGTCGGGCAAGGTCACGTCGACACCGGCATAAAGGAACGTCTGGCCGCGGCTCACCGTGCCGTAGACCAGCGGATCGGTCGTGATCCGCGTCGTGGGATCCGTCGTCAGCAGGATGGGATCGTCGAGATCGTCATGCGTGATGGTCAGCAGGAAGATCGGGACTTCCGACGACTCCTGCGCGAACAGCGCCTTGCGGAAGTTGAGGGACAGCACGCGCATCAGCGCATCTCCTTTTGTTCGGCGCGAATGCCGCAGGCGGCACGCGCGCTCACGGGAGAATCTCCAATATCAGGGAGACGGAGAAATGGTCGCCGCCGAGCGCCGACCATTTCGGCGGGCTGTCGGCCTGGAAGCGCACCAGGAGCGCGGAGCCGCCGAGCGGGTCCGGAAAGGTGAAGGCGGCCGAGCCGCCGATCAGGTCGGTTTGAAAGAAGCTCTTGAGCGTGGCGAGCTGCGCGCTGGTCATCTCCATCGCGCCGGCGAGCGGCTTCACCGTCGCCGAGAACCGGCGGCGCGTCAGGGCGGGACCGGTCTCCGGCGCATAGGCGAGAATGCCGGCACCGAGGCCCTGGCTGTAGCCGTCGACCAGCAGCTTCTGCGGCAGGCCTGCAGGCCAGGACGCGGGCATCGGAGGCCTCCTATCGGCTGGCGAGGCGCTGCGAGGCGCCGAGCTGGTCGGTCAGCACGCGGTTGAGCGCCGCCCCCGGCGTTGCCGCGCTCCTGGCCGCGATCTGCGCTACGGCGATCTCGATATCGACGCCGCCATTGGCGTTCATCTTCTGCTTGACCGAGCCGTCCGCATCGGAACGCTGGATCAGCGTCACGTTGACCTCGGTCTTGCCGCCCATGCTGCCGAGCGCCGCCATCTGCCCGGGCGTGAACACCCCCTCGCCGCGCTTCGCGATGATCGGCACCTCGTCGCCGGCGATGCCGCCGGAATGAAACCGCGGCGCGCCGTTGAAATTGGCGGCATGCACCGTCCGCATCGCGGTCGGTTCGCTGCCGACGATGCCGCCGCTGTGATAGAGCCCGCCGGTCGAGGTCAGGCTGAGGCCCGATCCCGACGCCGAGGAGCCGCCGCCGAACAGGTTGAAGCCGCCGGCGGCCTGCTGCAGCGAGCGCATCAGCGGCTCGACGATCATGATCTTGATCACCATCTGCTCGAGCGCGCGCACGATCGCGTTCGCCATGTCCTGGAAACCCTGGCTGGCGGACTTGGTGCCGGAGACGATGTCGGTCAGGCCGTTGACGAGCTCGCCCTCGAGCGCGCTCGACATCGACCTGAAGGCATTGTTGGTGCGCATCGCCTCCGCCTCGACGCTGCCGAGCGCGGTCGCGACGTCGGGATAGAGCCCCTTCAGCGCACTGGCGATCTGGACGTCCTCCTGCGACAGCAGGGCCGTGTCGCGGTTGAACTTGATGTCCGCGGCGACCTTGGCCTTCTCCAGCGCCTGCGCGGCCGTGGCGGCCCGCTCGCCCAGCTTCTCCATCTCGGCGCGCAGGCTCGCCGTGATCGGCGTGCCATCCTTCATCGCAGCCGCGGTCAGCTGCGCCACGACCTTCGCCTTTTCCTGTTCGGCGACGGACTTGCCGACGGTCCCCGCGGCGGCGTTGGTGACCTCGATGTATTTCAGCACCGATTCCGTCGCGCGATCATAAGCGCTGGCCGTATTGCCGAGAGCCTTGTCCGGCGGCGGCGTCGAGGTGTCGAACCGGCGGTTCATGGCCTCGGCGAGACGCTTGCGCGCGTCGGCCAGCAGCGCCTGGCGCTGGGCGTCCTGCTGGTCGACATCGTTTGGCGTCGACAGCGCTCCGATGGTCGCCGCCCCTGCCGCCACCGGCGGCATCAGCGACAGATACGGCGCGGTCTTGCCGATCAACTGGCCCGCGCTCTGCAGAAACCCCGTGAGTGGCGAGAGCGCTTCCGCGATGCGCTGGCCGAGACTGAAGACGGCGTCGACAGCCTTGGCGATCGCCTCGACGATCGAGACCCAGGTCTCCTTCATCTTCACCCCGATATCCGCCAGCAGCGACTGGATTGGATGCCAGCGCTGCGAGAGGATCTTCTCGGCGGCGTCGAGCCGGTTCTGCAACTCGACAGCGCGCTGAATGTCACCGGCGGAAATCAGCTCCTTGCGCGACATCTCGTCGGCAGATTCGAGCAGCTTGTCGAGATAGCCGGCATCCTTGGCCAGCGACTGCGCCAGCTGATCGCCACCGAAGGCCTTGGCGATGTCGAGGGCCGCCAGGCGCTCGCCCTTGGCCGTCGCCTGGTCGATCAGGGATGCCAGCGCGCGCAGACGCTCCTCGTTCGAATTGGCGCCCTGCAAGGCGCCGACGCCGGTATTGCCCTTGAAATTGCCGGCGTCGGCGAGATCGCGCAGCCGCTTCTCGGCCGCGGTGCCGCCGAGCTGCGGGCCAGCCGCCTGCCCCAGTCGCTTGAAGGCCTCCGTCAACGCTTCGACGGGCACCTTGGCGTCCTCGGCCGCCTTCGTGATCCGCTGATAGAAATCCGTCGACAGGCCCGATGACGAGGCCTTTTCGGCGAGCGCGACATATTCCGCCAGCCGCTCATTGCCGAGGCGCCAGGCTTCGGTGACCAGCTTGATCGCGTCATAGATCAGCAGCCCCTTGCCGAGCAGCGAGAGTGCCGGCAGGAGCCGCGACAGGATCGACGTCGCCGCGCTCGCCAGCGTGGGGCTGAAGGCTTCCATCGCCGCGCCGGCGCTCTTGAGATTGCCGGCGAGCAGCGCAAAGGCCGGGAACGCGGTCTCGACGGCCGTGCCGAGCCGGATGACGCCGGTGCCGGCGACATTGGTCGCGGTGACGATGCCGGTCGCAACGCCCTCCAGCGCGATGCCGGCGCCCTTCAGCGCCGGGACGGCCATCTCGTTGACGACGCCGCGGAAGGCCGGCGAGAACGCATAGGCGGCCTCGGCGGCCTGCCGCAGATGGTTCGCCGCCGAGGCCGCCCCCTCGCCCGTGATGGCAAAGCCGGAGGCGTTGTCGTTGGCGACCTGCTTCGTCTTCGACAGGTTCTCGTTCGCGGCCTGGATCGAGGCCGTCAGACGGTCGAGCGCCGCCCGCGTCTGGTCGACGCCGTCGGCCTGGCCGCGGATGGTGACGGTGCGGATGGTCTCGAGGGAGGGCATCAGCTTGTCCCCTTGCCTTGCTCGGCGTCGCTGCGCGCGCGATGCCAGTCGAGATAGGCCGCATCCATCGCGCGGATGATGCGGACCAGGCGGTCGAAATCGTCACCGACGAGGCCGTATCGCGCGGCGAAGGCGTCGATCGAGCGCCAGGGAATGGCGCCGCGATCGAACCCGACCGGGCGATCGGTCGATAGCTCACGGAAGGCGTGAGCCTCGAACAGCAGGTGGGGATAAAGCTCGACCCGGGATGCGACGCAGGGCAGCTCATCCAGCGGATGGCCCGCCGCGGTCGCGGCCGCGACGATGCGGTCGATCTTGTCGCCCCAGTCCAGCTGCCAGGTCAGGACGTCGGCGAGTTTTTTACCTCGAGCGCCTCGTCCGCCTTGCGCCGGTTGGCGACACTCTCCGCCGCCCAGGCGACGCCGTCGCGGAACTTGCGGAAATCGGGATCGAGCAGCAGCCGCTCGCCGAGCTCGCGGCTGTAGCGCAGCGGCGTGACCCCGTCCTCTTCCGTCAGGCCGTCGATGTCGACCAGCACCGTCTCCAGCAGCAGCGTGCCGATCATGCGGTCCTGCGCCGCCGGCGACATGCCCTGGATGCGCTCCTCGCGCGGGATCTCGCGGGTCAGCTTGGCCTCGAGCACGCGGTAATCGGTGTTGTGCGCGCCGCGCACCTTGAGCCGGATGCCGGAGAGTTCGGGGATGTTGTCGACCCAGTCGCCCTGCTCGGCGAGGCGGGAGTCGACGCGGATGGCGGAGAGTTTCATGCGGGGTGACCCTTGGGGTTGGTTGGGGTTGATCGGGAGGCTCGGCAACATGTTTTCAGTCGAGTTGAAGTTTGCCGGATGCCAGGTCGAGAGCTGCAATCCTATTGACGACGACGCGTTGCTTTCGCTTTGCCGTGTCTGGCGGAACAGGCCAAAGACCCGGCTTGGCACGAGCCATGACGCCGAGGTTGCACTCGGACTCTTTCCAGCGGCTTCGAGCTTCCTCGATCGCTCGGCGCAATACCTTGCGGTCGGCTGCGGTAAGTTTGGCGGGCATCGCTCTGGTCTCCCTTACGCCGTGCCTTGGCGTCAGCTCGTCGGTAGATACCAGAACCTTCCGACGCTCATCGTGTAGAGCTTCGTCGCGTCCATGATGGCCTGGAAGCCGGCCTGGATCATCACGTCCTGGTTCTTGCCGGAGACCGCCGGCGAGCCCGACGACATCTTGATCGAGGGGAAGTCGATCAGGAGGGACTCGCGGTTGCCGTCGGAGCGGCCGACGCGCAGGTCGAACGAGGTCAGCGTGTTGTTGACGATCTTCTGATAGATCGATGGGTCGCCGAAGTATGTTTCGAGCTGGCCGGTCACCGTGAACTCGCCGTTGCCTGTGCCGACCGCGCCGATCGAACCGACCGCCTGCTGCGCGCGGATGTTGTTGTTGATGGAGAATTGCGCGCTCATCACGTAGTTCGGGCCCGTGATGGTGGCGCCGTCGAAACCGATGCGCCCGACATTGCTCGAGGTGTTGAGCACGCCATAGGACGGCGCCGCGACGTCGGAGCTGCCGGAGACACGCGCCATCGGCGACGGCAGATAGGCATCGCGGCCGAGATAGCTCTTGGTGTAGGTGGCGATCGCCTGGGCCTTTGCCTCGACCTGCAGGGTGTTGAGCGTCATTCCGCGCAGATACTCATAGGTGACCGGCGAGTGGTCGAGATATTGCCGCTCGATCGTGACCGAGCGCTTGGTCGAGCCGTTGACCAGGAAATCGCCGGTGAAGACGCTGATGGTCTTGCCGGTCCCGGTATCGGCGGCCCAGCCGGACGGCACGCGGTCGAAGGACAGCCGGTTTGCGGCGATCGCCGAGACGCGGCAGAAGCCGTTGTTGGCGGCGGTACCGGCGAAGCTGCAATTGGCGGTGTCGCCATCGCCGACCTTGACCCATTCGCCGACCGCGATGCCGAGCGTGGTGAAGTCGAGCGCCGTCGAGGTCAGCGCATTGCCGCCCGACGTCACCGCGACGAGGTCGCCGCTGGCGCCCTGGAAACCGACCTGGCGGATCGAGGCGCCGACCGGAATGACCGACTCCGCGGTCCAGGTCGCGGCCGGATAGACGATGGTCGTGCCGGACGAGGACGCCACGCGCGCCAGCTTGTTGTTGCCGGCCGTGTTGAAGCCCTGCGACAGCGTCAGCATGCCGGTCTTGAACGCCGCGCCGCCCGACGCCACGGTCGCCGTGGTGGTGGTGAGGTCGGAGATCTCGGTGTCGGAAGTAACGACCGTGATCGAGGGATTGTTCGCCCAGGTGCCTTGCAGGGCCTCCTCGAGGTCGTCGTCGGCGACCGCGAACGCCAGCTCGCCGCCGACCGAGCCGCCCGCCTCCTGGCCGACCAGGATGAGGTCGGTCACCTGGCGGTCGCCGCGGATCTCCGAGGTGATGACGGTCTTCGGGTTGGCGTTGAGGCCGGACTGCGTCTGGCGGATCGCCTTGAAGGCGGGGTTGGCGGGGATGACGCCGAAGGTGGACTCGCGGACTTTCGCCAGCGCAACGCGGTTCGTCGACTGAAGATCAGCCATCGTGACAGCTCCAAGAGGGTTGTGAGGGGTTAGGCGAACAGATCCGCGTAGTACGGGACGGAGGTCGACAGCAGCACGCGGGTGCCGCCGGCGACATAGGCGCGGTCGTCCGTGACCGCCGGCGACGGCGCCCAGGTCGTGACGCCGCCGAATTGCTTGCTGCGGAACAGCGCCCGCAGCTGCTCGATCCAGGCCAGCGCCTGGTCGAGCGGGTCGCCGGTGCGGATGGCCAGCACCAGGCGGAAGGCGCCCTCCTCTCGGAAGACGTTGCGGCCGGGCGCGCCGACCGTGATCTGCCGCTCATTGGCGACCGGAAACTGCAGCTCGAGATACGGCCCGCCGTCGTCGGGCCCTGCCGTGTCGACATTGTCCTCGAGCAGCGGGACCGCGCTCCAGTTGGCGGCCAGGCGCGCCTTGACCGCATCGACCACCGTCTTGCTCGCCATCGTCAGCCTCGCAACGTCACCACGATCGCCGGCACCCGCAGCGGATTGCCGAGCTTGCCCTCGACCAGCGCATCGCCGAGCGGCGCGCGGAACGTGAAGCGGATCTTCGCCTGGTTGCCGAAGCGCTGCGCCGCCAGGGCGGCGACCGCCTCGAACACGCCATCGGGCGCCTGGCGCGATTCCGGAGGCCGTCCGGACGTTCCCTCGATCTTGCGCGCATAGGGCAACGGCGAGAGGAACACGTATTCCTGCGCCGGCGGCACCTCGCCGGGATCCGCGACCAGCGCGCCATCGGCGAACAGCTGCAGCGAGTCCCGGAACCGGCCGGAGCGGACCGGCGCATGCGCGCGGAGCTGTTCGAGGATCCAGGCGAAGAGATCGCCGAGCAGCTCGAAGCTGTAGACGATGACGCCGTCGGGCCGCACCTGGTCCTCGGAAACGCCCTCCTGCCCGTCGACGACGGTCGTATGGGCCGGCACGAAGCCGAGCGCGGCCTCGTTGGCCTTCCTCGCCTCGCCGAGCTGCTCCCGCGCGAACGCCGCCAGCCGCGCCGAGCGCGCCGCCGCCGAGAATTCCTCCGCGATCAGGACCTGGAAGTCGAGATCGAGCGGTGCGATGGCGCCGTCCAGCAGCATGCCCTACCCCGAGATCTGCAATTCGAGCGCGATCAGCGTGTTGCCGATGCGCCTTGTCTGGTCGTCGACATAGCGGATCGCGAACTCGCGGCCGTCGATGACGACCTTGTCGGTGTCCTTCAGCGGCAGCAGCGCGGCCAGCGCGTCGACCTGGACGATCGCCTTGCGGTCGCCCACCTGGATCGCGCCGACGATCTTCTCCGGCGCATAGCCGACGATCCGCGCCCGCGTCGTCACCTCGGTCGCCGTGCGCGCGCCCGACGGCCCCGACCATCGCCGGATGACGACGTCGCGACCGTGCTGCGCCAGTTGCCGGCGCAGGCTGTCGAGGGCCTGGGATGGGGTCATGGGGCTTTCAGGTCAGTGTTTGGGGCCAGGGCGCTGCCCCTGAGGGAGTGTCGAAAACCAAACCGCGAGGCGGTCAAGCTGGATATTTTATTGATTGACTCAACCGTTGCGCGAACGCTCAATGAGTGGGTAGTTTGGAGGCGTGTATGTTCCGCGTTCTGTTTTTCTTGTTGTCATTCATCGGTTTAGTTTCATCAGCTCAAGCAACCACTTACATCTATACTGGCGGTCCCGGCCTCCTGACGAGTTCCGGCACGGACGCGTCCTGCGACTTCGTTCCTTGCGCTGTTCCAAGCTTCATCGGCGGTCAGATCTCGTTTTCCGGCAACACGAACCACTTCACCGGAACTCTCGGGCTAAGTCCCGGCGACGTTGGCAGCATGGAAGGTCCAGCAGCTGCTTTTTTCTACCCGGTCCAGGACCCGGGACTGACTTACGGTCTTTACTCGAGCCTTTCTGGAAGCTTCACTTTTGAGAACGGAAAAATTGTCTCCTGGTACATGTCGGGACAGGCATCCATCCAGAACTGCGGGGGAGGACCAGGCTGCCATTTTGGCAGCGGCTTCACGTCTACGCCTACGTTCGAGACCGCCTTCGTGTCCGCCTACTTCAGCAACTACAATTACGAGGGAGCTGGTGGAGGAGCCTGGAAAATGATCGCTTCGCCAGTCCCTGAAATTTCCACCTGGATCATGCTGCTCCTAGGGTTTGCCAGCACTTGGATAATCCCAGTCCGTGAGCGCCTGTTCGAAGCACTTTTAGTTGTGGGTCAGATCGATAAGCAGGAGATCCTGAGGTGTCGGTTACAAAACGGCTGAAGACAAACTTCGACGATATCAGACGATATGGGCCTCAGTTCCTGCTTCGTCACGTTCCGAGATTCACCGGCGCAGAAACGGCTCTGGTGCGGATCGGCGGGCAGAACATTCATCTTCGAGCCGGAGAGTCCGACACCGCTGCGGTTCGCGGCGTGTTCGGCTCGCAGCAGTACAACATTGCCCAGGTGATCCCCGGCCTTGAAAGCCGCATCGCCCGTCGAGAGGACGAGATTGTTGCAACTGGGAAAGTCCCCGTGATTGTCGACGCAGGGGCCAATATCGGCGCAGCAGCTCTTTGGTTTCGCCAAAAATATCCCCGATCGTCAGTCGTCGCCATTGAGCCGGAACCCGGGAACTTCTCCGTCTTGATGAAGAACGCCAGCGCGGACGACCGCATTGTGCCTCACAACGCCGCGATCGGCTCAGAAGAAGGCTTCGTTGCCGTGAAGAATGGCGGGATGGGATGGGCGGCCCAGGTCGAGCGTTCGAACGACGGCTTCCCAATCATCACGATGCAGCAAGCATTCTCCTCGATCCCCAATGGCGCGCCCTTTATGGCCAAGGTGGACATCGAGGGTTTCGAGCAAGAGCTTTTCTCGAAAAACACCGATTGGCTGGCGGACGTCTTCGTGGTGCACATCGAGCCCCACGACTGGATGATGCCGGGCAAAGGTACGAGCCTGAGCTTTCAGAAAGCCATGGCAAAATACGATTTTGAACTGTTCATCGCTGGCGAGGTCCTCACCTATGTGAGGCACTGACTACCACGCGATCCGTCTCTTCCGATTGTTGTGAAGCCGGATGACGTCGGTGAGATACGTGCGCGGCGTCGTCACATAGTTCGGATCAAGCATCGGCCAGACGCTGTTGGTGCCGGCCAACACGAAGAACGAGAAGTACTCCATGGTGAACCCTGCGCTGGCGAGAGCGTAATAGTCCCTAACGAATTTGTAGGATTCCGAGGCGAGACTATAGGTGGATTTGCCTGCCTTGCGGAGGTTGTTGACGTAGGTTTGCGAGTTCGCGTAGGTGGCCGACCCGCCTGAAGTGTAAGTCCCGAACCCCGTCGAATCCACGTTGATTGCGATCTGGTTGCCGGCGAGGCCGTCAGCCACGCCGACCTTCGTGACTGTATAGCTGTTACCGTTGAGCTGCGTCATGCCGCCGACACTGGAAGGCGTGACCGTCATCCCGACGACCGCGGGATTGCCGCTCATGCCAGACCGCTCGCCGCTTGAAGTCGTGCCGATCGTCAGAACGCAGGGATTGGCCTTCGACGCTGCCGTGACGGTGCTCGACCAGTTGCCGTTCAGGTAGTCGGGAGAGTACCCGCCCTCATAAGCGACGTAGCCCTTGATCGTCGAACTGCCCGGCATCCCCTGCGCCCAAGCCTTGATGTTCGCGATGCAATTGATGGTGTACTCACGGCTGAACGATGTCCCGATGCCCGATGTGGCGCAATACGCTTCGGCGACGGCCGACTGCTGCGCGGCGGTGCCGGAATAGGTCACGCTGTAGGCGTAAGCGTCGACCAGCTCTTGCGTCGTGAAGCGCTCACCGGGATTGAAATAGGTCGAGGCGCAGACCCGATCGACCCATTTGTACGCGGGATCTCCGCCGTTCGAAGCGACGTACTGCGTCGATTTGAGCCGTGCATCGACAGAATTGGTCGGCGTCTCGAAGGTCGCCGTTTGAACCGCGCACAGCATGGAATAGCGGCTGCGATCATTCCCGAACAGCGCTGCCACCGCTTGGCCCAGCGTGGATGTCCATTTTCCATAGGCCTCGTGTATCGCCGAGGCCGTGATGCCCCACCGCGCCCAAGAAACTGCCTCGGCATAAACCGAAGCACGGAAAGCGTTGCTTCCCTTGTTCCAAACCTCGTTCGGAGGCTCAATAATGGGTTTCATCCATGGATAGGTGTCCCGAATATAGGCCACCCATGACGGCATGAAGTCCGTCACGGAATGAACGTTTGCCCCCACCTCCACCGACTGGAACGGAGCGATGATGTAGGGGTGCGCCCCCAACTCCGCGCAGGCATCGATAAATACCTCCGGCGGGCAGCCGCTCAGGATGCCGCAATCGGAATTGTTCGAGAACGACATGTGCCAATAGTCGATAGCCTGGTCGTAGGTGACCGTAACCATCGTGTTGGCGGCCGGCTTGGTCGAATTGAAGCCGATCGAGACGTCCGCGCTAGTCGGGAATGAGCCGTTGCTCATCGGCTTGAAGGTGGAACCCCCGTCGATGGAGAGGCCCATCAGAAAGGCGGTTTGGGTCGATGCGGCCGCAGCCGTCGTGCTGATATACGGGCCACCGCCAATCGCCGCCGCCCTCGTAGCAGCAAAATTGAAGGTGTTGGCGTCGATCACCGAAAGAAACACGCGAGCGCCGTCGGTTAGACCTGCGGGAGCATTGCGGAGGACCACGCAATTGCCGCTGGCGGCACCGTGATTTGTTAGGGTGCCGACTGCCGGAACTCCCGTCACGGACGAGTTCGTGATCGAACATGTGACGTTGTTCGACGAATTGAACCACGTGCTGACAACGGCACTGTCGATGAGAAGGTGCTGTTTCAGCTTGTCGCTGATCGAGGCCGTCCCCGTGACCGTGTAGTCGTTGCCGCTGCGGGTTGTCCGGCCCGCGTAGCGGGACGGAACGAACCGCTGCGCACGATAGCTATAGTGCGTTCGCGGGGTTCGATCGGACCAGACCGCCATGTCGCAGTCATTGGTTCCGTTGCTGCTGCTGCCAACCCATCCGAGCGATCGAAAAACACCGAAGCCGCAAGACGCCATGACTGCCTTGAAGTCGGCGCCCAACACGCTGTTGGATGCCGTCAGGCCGGAATCTTCGTCGATCTTGCGGAATAGCTTGATGTTCCGGATGTGGTTCGGCGATGCGCTCGTGGCGGTGATCGCGATGCTCGGCCCGACGCCATCGTTTTGAAGCGTGAATTCGAAGCGACCACCGCCGTTTCCGGAAGTGAGATTCGAAAAGCTGTAGCCCGTGTTCGGAATAAATCCGGTCGTGCTGCCGTTGCCGGGGACCAGGAGCGTGCCTCCGCCGTCCCATGTGATGACATAAACTCCAGAATAGGAAGCGACCGGAAAGAGCGAGAAATTGGACACCACGCCGGTGGTGCCGGCGACAATCGAGGTCGGATAGCCGTCGGCGTCGAGTTCGATGACCGGCCGCCTTGGCGCGTTCGTATCGGTCGGGTTAGCCCGATATGACCACGACGAAGCCTGCTTAAACAGGTTCCAAAAGTACCAGAGACCATCAGCCAGAGCGTTGCTGTTGACCTGCGTGCGCCCGCCGTTGTGAGGCATCAGGAGACCTTGTACGCATAGGCGAAAGCCTGGGCGACCGTGAACGAGGACGCCGTGACGTCAAGCCAACCGCTCGCATATGTGCGCGAAAGAGAGAACCCGCTCTGCGGCGAGGTTGAAACCGGCCACAGCGTGGACAGCGAGGCGTCGCCGATGTCGGTCGCATAGTAATTCTGGATGCTCAAGCTCTGTGAGTTAACTTGCGCCGTTGCGTCCGACATATTGATGGCGACGAAATACAGATTTCCTGCGGTGAGCGTCACGGCAGCGCCCAACGTACCCGACACCCTTCCGGTCGACGCAGTGGAGATGTCTGGTGTATTGCTCAAAGCGTTGCCGGTCGGCTTGCCGGTCGCAGCATTGCCCGCGTAGATGGCCAATTGAAGATTTTGGCCGGCGCTCGCGGTCGAAATGCTAACTCCGATATCGGTGACCGTTACCGTCTTGCGCGGCAAGAACGGCACGAACCGAATAAGGTTGTTCGAATTGATGCCGCTGCTCGGCGATTGTCCGTCCGGCAAGTACCAATTTCCGGAGATGTAGTTCATGCGAACGGGCTGGTTGTTGCCGAGGTTCGCGCGCATCGTGGCAGGCGTTCCCTCGGACAAATTGTTCGCGATCGCGAATTGCGCGTTGTTGCTGACGTTGCCGAGGCCCACGTCGGCCTTGACAATCCAGCTCTTGATCCAGGCCTTGATCGTCCCGAACGAATACCAACTCGGCGTCGTCGCGGACTGGCTGTCGGCACCGATAAGCCCGGCATTGTCATCCGGAATCGTGCCGTCGGGCGTTGCCGTTTTTGCGTTCCAGTCGGCCATAGTCTAGCTCCACAAGATACGATCAGAGCCCCACAGAATCTGATCGACGTCCAACATGATGCGGTTGGAGACGATGTCGCTGACGACGACCGTCACTGTGTTCGACCAGGCGCTCGTTTTGCCGGTCGTCGCGGAAGTCACGGAGCCACGCACGTAATAAGTGCCGTTGGCCGGCGCCTGGTACTGCGAGGCCGTGATCTGGTTGGCCGCATCGTCGCCCGACGAGATCGTGCGCGAGGTCGTGTCGATGATGGTCGAGAACCCGCTGTCGGTCGCCACCTGCCGATTCAGCGTATCGCCGGCTGCGACCGTGTCGTCGATGTCCCACAGGAACGTCAGCAGGCCCGCCACGGCCGAATTCAAACTGAGCACCGGCGCGCTTGGCGCCGCCCTGCTCACTCCCCAAAGGAGAGTGGGCGCCAGGCCAAGGCCGATGCCGATCGGAGGCGACATCAGTAGAGCGCCCACACGTCGCTGGCGCTTCCAAACGTCACCTTGCTGACGCGGAGCGGGTTATAGCCCTGCTGCAGCGGAAGGTTGGTCGCCGTGTTGCCCTCGGCGTCGACGACGGTCGCCGTGCCGGCGGTACCGACCAGAAGTCCCCGGCAGACGCCGGCGGAGAAATCGACGCCGGACGACACCTGCGCGATTTTCCCCGCCGGGGATTCGAGCCCCGGGCTGTTGCCAGCGAAGCGGTCAGCGGCCATTGATGGTCCTCCTCACGGTGAAGCGCGCGTTCACCAGGCGCGCGCGGTCGACAACAGATTGCTGATCGCGTCGGTGAGCGTGCGAGCGGCGGTCTCTGTCACCGCGAAGCGCTGTTCGCCGATGCCGTCGACCTTGTCGGCCATGACGAACGCATTGGCGGAGTTCGAGAGCAGCCCCCGGATCGACAGCGCGATCGCGGTCTTGATCCTGGGCGGCAGCAGATCGTTCGGCGTCGCGGCATAGCCCGCGGTGTAGCGCACCCGCACCGTCTCGCGATCCTTGCGGGCCACCGGCCAGAGCTGGTTATAGAGCGGCGCCAGCGACTGTTTGCCGAGGCTGCCTGCACCGAGGATGCGATAATTGGTCCCCGCCACCATGGTTCGCGTGGTCCCGCCCTGGTCGTCGTAGACGAAGCTGTCGACCTGGATCAAAGGCGGGTTGGGCAGCTCGATCGGACAGCGCGGAAACGCCGACAACCGCAATTCCCATTGCTGAGGGCGCAGCGCCCGGCCGAGCCAACCGCCGGACGCCGGATCGAGGATGTCGACGGCGGCGAGCAGCGCCGCATCGATCTGCCCATCCTGGTCGGTCCCGGAGATGCCCAGCATGGTCTTGACGTCGGCGCGCGTCATCACCGCGACGCTCGGCGGCGTGATCAGGGCCAGCGTACAATCGTCGTCCATGGCGGCGACCTCGGCGGAGCGTGCAAACGAGGGCGGGAGCGGCGCAGACGGCCGCCCCCGCAAGGCCGGTTTACGCCGGCGGGTTCGCGGTCGGCTGACGCGAGGGATGGCCGAGGATCCAGACGCCCGCGGCGAACAGGTTGCCGGTGTTGTTGGCCGGCGTGATCTTGGCGCGGACGTAGCGCTTGCGCCCGACATAGCCGATCTTGCGACAGGCATTGTCGGCCGAGAAATCGAAGCTGGCGAGCGTGGTGGTCCCGACCAGGTCGGCCGCCGCGGCCGCGGTATAGGTGGAATTGTCGTCGGACTCCTCGACGGTGACCGCGAAGGTCGCGTCCGCGTCGGAGAGCGTGCCGGTCACGATCGCCAGCGTGCAGCTGTCGAAGCCGAGCAGGTCGGCCACCTGCGAGGTCTGGACGGTGTTGTCGGTCACCGCCGCAGCCGGCAGGAAGGCCGGCTTCAGGTTGACCCGGTTCATCATATCGCGCATCTCGCGCTCCCTTTTCTGAGGATGGATGGAAAGACGGGAGACCGCGCTGCGTCAGCGCGGCCTCATCGCTGCGACCGGATCAGGTCGAGAAGTACATCAGCTTGATGGCCTCGTAGTTGACGATGCCGCCGCCCGTGCGCTTCGTGGTGTAGAACTTGACGAAGGGCTTCGAGGTGAAGGGATCGCGCAACACGCGGATGCCCATGCGGTCGACGATCTGATAGGCCTGCATCAGGTCGCCGAAGGCCAGCGAGTACGATCCGTTGGCGAGCGCCGGGATGTCCTCCATGCGCACCACGGGATAACCGAGCAGCGTCTCCGGCAAGCCGGCCTGCAGGCTCGGCTCCCAGAGATAGCGGCCCTGGCTGTCCTTGAACTTGCGGATCTTGTTGATGACCGACCGCCGCGTGAAGAACTTCGCGTTCTGCAGGTAGGCGTTCTTGAGCAGCGCGACCAGGTCGAACAGCTGATCGGACGGGTTGGACGCGGCGAAATCGCCATTGACGCCGGTCTTGAAGTAGCCGAGCGAGCCCCAGGCGACGCCGGCGCCGGAATCGGCCGCCGTTGGATAGCCCGCCATGAAGCCCCGGATCTTGTTGGCGGCACCGTTGACGAACTCGTTGTTCTCGAAGCGCGCGAACTTGTCGCCGACCTTGCCGGACATCCAGGCTTCGATATCGACCGAGGCATCGTCGAGCAGCTGCTGCGTCGCCTTCGGCTCGGTGTCGATCCAGTAGACCGGAATGCGCCACTTGCCGACCTGCGGGGTCTTGGTGTCGGAGCCCTGCGCCTGCTCGCCGGCATAGCCGGCCCCGGCCTCGTCGGTATCCTCGATGCCTTCCAGGGCATCGGTCGAGATCGGCTGCACCGAGGCGTTCTGGCGGACCGGCGAGGTCTCGTAGACCTTCTTGACGATGCGGCCGCCGAGATCCGGCGTGACGAAGTAACCGCCGTCCGGATCGGACCCGACCGAGAGGGTCTTGACTTCCTCCGGCGTCAGCAGGCGCTCGTTCTTGCGCAGGAACGCGTTGAACGCCGACTTGTAGGCGTCATAGCCCGCATAGTCGATCGCCGTGAAGGGCTGCTTGCGATCGGCGTGGGCCGCGGCCAGCGTGTCGTTGAACGTCTTCAGCTCGAGCACGCGCATCGCGCTTTCGGTCGAATGACCGGAGAGGTTGAGACGACCGAGCTTGAGTTCGAGATCCTCGCGCTCCTTCTTCTCGGCCGCGATCGCAGCCTCGATCTTCGCCTTGAACTCAACGGCATCGTCCAGCGACTTCTGCACCTTGTCGAGCGCGTCGCGGGTCACCACGTCGTCGAAGCCCTTCTTGACGCCCTTGATCTCCTCCTCGTGCCGCTGCTTGAACTCGGCAAAGGCCTTGCCGATGCGGTCGAAGACGTCCTTGAGCTCGGTCGGGACGCCGGCGAGCGCACCGAACTCGGCCGTGTGAAGATGGAGCTTGAAGGACCCGGCATCGGCCAGCGCCGCGGCCGCCGGATGGATGTCGAAGCCGACCACGGCGACGAAAGCGATCGCCGTCATGGCCAGCAGGGCGACGCCGAGCGCGCCCAGACGGGACTGGTAAAGTTTGGTCATGGGTTACTTCCCTGTGAGTGTTGCGATCAGGCGGTCGATGGACGCGCCCACTTGCTCGCTATCGCCAGCGTCCCGCGTGGCATCGACAGCCTTGAAGCCAGACGCGGCGATCCGCTTCGCCTGGCTGACCGAGAAACCGCCTGCGTCCCGCAGGAAGTCCTCGAATTCCCTGATGGTACTCGGTGCGGCCTTGACGGCGCCGACGCGCGCCTTGTCATTGGCCGGAAAGGTGACGATCGACAGCTCCATGAGATCGAGCTGCTCAAGGTAGCGCCGCGGCTCGCCCTGCTTGGTGCCGTTGCGGAACTTCACCGTGCGGTAGCCGATCGACATGCCGTCGAGCGCGCCGGCCTTGAGGCCCTCATAGATGTACTGGCCGCGCTCCGTGCTAAGGGCAAACAGCTCGCCCTCGACCTTGAGCCCCCTGGAGTTCTCCTCCATCGACGTCCACTTGCCGATCGGCAGCAGATCCTCGGCCGTGCCGCCGAACATGCCGCCGCCATGCTGCAGCAGCATCGGCGGATATTTCCCCTTGTCCTCCCAGGCCCGCAACGTGTCCTTGAAAGCGCCCTTCTCGATCACGTCGCCGTAGGAATCGACGTTGCCGAAGATGGCGCCATAGCCGGAGAACGTCCCGGACTTGTCGGACGAGAACTTGACCTCGCGGACATCGAACCGCTCGATCGCGGCGGCGGTCGACTTCAGCTCGCGGCAGATCATGGCTTGGCGTCTCCAGATGGTGCGGGTGCGGCGTTGGTCGGCTTCGGCAGCTCGTCGCCGCCGGAGAGCGGGTTCATTTCCTCGAGCGCCCGGACCTCGTTCGGCGTCATCCAGGCGGGCGAGCCACCGGCACCGAGCGCCTTCGCGTAGCCGTTCATGCGCGTCTCGAAGGCACCGCGCTGCAGGCTGTTGAGGTTAAACTTGGCGTAATAGCCGGCGGCGAGGTCTTGGTCGCCGAGCAGATCATTGTCGATCGACTGCTCGATGCGTTCGCACCAGGGCGACAGGGTGTGCACGACATGGGCGAGAAACATCTGCTCGGCCGAGGCATAGGTCGCGGTCTTGTCGCTGTGCCCGATCATGATCGGCATCACGCGGAACATGCGGCAGATCTCCTCGACCTGCAGCCGGCGCGATTCCAGCGTCTGCGCGTCGACGCTGGTCATGACTTCGCTGGCGAACTTGGCGCTGCGATCGAGGATGAGCGGGCCGCCTTCGCTGGCCTGGTGCTTCTCGATGAACTCGCGGAGATCCTTGTACTGGTCCTTGTTGAGCGTTCCCTCGACCGAATAGACGCCGCTCTGCCGCAGGCCGTTCTTGTAGAGCTTGGCCTGGTCCTGCTCGATCGCCATCGCAAGCCCGATGACGTCGCGGGCGATCTGCACCGCCTCGAGGCCCAGCCAGGAGTTCCAGGACGGGCCGCGCACGTGCCAGATGTCCTCGGCGGCGATGTCGCGCCAGGTGCCGTCCGGCATCTCGACGCGATACGCCAGCGTCATGTCCGCCTTCTGCTTGACCTGGACGCGGCCGGGGATCGGCAGCAGCTCGCGGACCTGCCGGCCAACCCGGTTCTTGAAGGCGTAGAAATTGCCCTCCAGAGCCAGGCGGTAAAGCATCGTTTCGCGGAACGCGAACGAGGTCTGCCACGGGTTCGGCCTGCGATAGAGCACCCGGTACAGCGGATGGTCGATCGCCGGATCCGCGCCGCCCTTGGCGCGCTCCCGGTAGAGTTTCAAGGTCGGCTGCGCAATGCCTTCGGCGATGACCTTGACGCAGCCGAGGACGGTCGAGACCTGCAATGCCGTCGAGGCAGAGACCACCTGTCCGGACTTCGACTCGCGGCCGCCATAGACCTCGACGAAGGCGGCAAGCTGGTCGTACCGGGCGTTGCCCGTGCCGCCGGCATCCTTGAAGCCGCGCCAGCCGGCGCCCAATCGCTGCAAAAGGCCCATGGTGCCCCGATCAGGATTGCCAGAACGAGACGCCCTGCGGCGCCGGATTCCAGCTCATGAGGATCGCAGCCTCGAACAGCGCGATCAGCGGGTCGATCTTGGCGCGGCCGGAGACCTGCTTGGTGATCATCAGGTGGTTGCCCTTCGGTTCGACCTTGGCATTGCCCATCACCCAGGCCATCAGCAGCTGGTCGGCGTGCCAGAAGGTGCCGTCGTCCAGCTTTAGTTCCAGCCCGTACATCGCCGGCGCCAGGGCCGGGCCCTGCATCAGGCGGCGGATCTGCTCCGGCACGATGCCCGCTTCCGCCAGAGCCTCGAAGACGGCCGCGGCGTTGTTTGGATCGACGCCGACCGCATCCTTCGGCGGCAGCAATCCCGACGCCCTCACCTGCGCGACCAGCTCGACGAACCGGCGATGGCGCGTGGCACCGTCGGCAATCGTCAGCGAGCCCTCCCCCTCGAAGTCGCGCAGCTGCGGCGCGATCTCCTTGCGCCGCTCCAGCACCTTCGGATCGGCGAAGGCATGGCACCAGGACAGCCATTCGCGCGTGGTCTTGTCGCGGCCGATCACGGCGAGCCCCATGAGATCGTCGAGGCCGCCGCCGTCGGCGCCCATCGTGACGGCGTCGCTGCGCGCCAGCAGCGACTCCAGCGTCAGGGTCGCGTCGGCAGCGCCTTCCCAGAAGTCAGCGCCACGCCAGCCATCGGCGCCGAGGCCGACGCCGATCTCGATGTTGAGATGCTGGCTGGCCCAGATCCGCTCGGCCTCCTCGTTGACCTTGCCGTTGTTCTGGTAGTCCTCGAGCAGGCGCTGCGGGTCGATCGAGCGGCCGAGGTTCGGCAGCAGCGGCGCCCAATTGTCGACGTTGCGCCAGTAGTCCTGGTTGCGCTGCAGCTCCTGCGGATACTCGTACAGGATCGGCAGCAGGATCGGATTCGGACCGCCCTTGCCGTCGCGGATGGCGCGGGCCTTCTTCAGCTCGGTGCGCCAGATGCCGGCCGGCGGCTCGTCCGACTGCGTCGTGATCATCAGCACCTGGCCGCCGCGCATCGTGATGCCGCCGCCGCGGATCTGCTGCATCACGGCCGCGGCCTTGGCCTTCTTGCCGAGCTCGTGCACCTCGTCGATGATCGTCAGGATCGGGATCTCGCCGACGACGATCGAGGTGTCGAACGTCTTGACGTCGAGCTTGGTCCCGGTCTTGCGGCGCGTGATGCACTTGAGGTGATCCTGCACCTTGAAGATCGCATCGAGCCGCTTGTCCAGGCGGATCATGCCCTGCGCCTGGTCGAAGCAGCGCTCGGAGATGTTCTGGCTGGGCCCGACGAGCAGCATCTGCTGGTTGGGCGCCTCCTCCATGAACAGCGCGGTAAGCCCGAGCGCGGCAACGTTCGTCGTCTTCGAATTCTTCTTGGGAACCATGCAAAGCAGTTCCCAGACCAGCCGGCGCTTCGTCGCCGGATCTTCGCTGGCCAGAAACGCGACCAGCAGCGCCTTGAACCAGTCGCCGCAGGCCTCCGCCATCGGCGGGTTGCCCGGCACGTCCGGCAGGCGCAGCCGGTTGAAGAACGCCAGCGCCCGCGCGGCCTTGGCTTCGTTGAGCGGCACCTCGGCCATCGGCACCTGGCCGGACTGGATGCGTTCCCACCAGTCCGGGCATGCGAAGCGCGGCAGATCAGTGGACGGCATTCTGTGCGGCCGCTTCCTGCTCCAGCTCCGACATCAGGTCCGCGTCGGCGTCGAGGGCGCGCTGCTCGTCGATCAGCTTCTTGCCGATGCGCTCGGCCGCGGGCTTGTCGGCGGGCTGCGCGGCCATCGTGGTCTCGGCTTCCATGCGGTCGTTGCGCTCGACATAGGCCAGCCACAGCCGCATGGCGCCGGCGTTGCCGTCCTGGACGCCGCGCCAGAGCTGTAGCGCATAGGCCGCTTCCATCTGATCGCGCATCGCGTCGCGCTTCTTCAGCTCGGCTCTAAAATAGCGCTTCACCGTCGCCGGCGAGACGCCGAGCGCGTTGGCCATGATCGAGATCGACTTGCCGAGCGCCAGCAACAGCTTGATCTTGTTGCGATCCTCCTCGCTCGGCTCATACGGCGGCCGTCCGCGCTGGCCGAAGCCAGCCCGCACCGGGTTGCCGAACAGGTCAAAAACGTCGCCCATAAGAAAAAAAATCCGCGAATGTGGGAGGGGCCGGTCCGGGGAGCGAAAGGCTGTGAGGATTTACCCACCCCCTACCCCTTCAGTGCCAGACGCCACGGGTGTGGAGCGATTGCTGTTCCTGCTTCTGCTTCCTGCTGTCGTGACAGGACTTCAGCAGGGTCTGCAGGTTGTCCTCATCCCAGAACAGGCGGACGTCACCACGATGGGGTTTCTTGTGGTCACACACCAGCTGCGAGGTGTCGGCCTCGACGCGGCCGCAGCCGCATTGGCAGGTGTAGAGATCACGCAGGAAGATCGCGAGCCTGAGCCGTTGCCAGCGCGCCGTGTTGTACCAGGCTTTCCACGGGAGTTTTGCCATCTACAAAAGCAAGGGCTGCTCGGCTTGTCCGGACGAGCAGCCCTTGAAGGTTCGTTCCCTGGAGGATGACACCGGACTGGGGAACAGCCCGACGCCTACCCTACACACGGCAAAGCCCGGCCTGATGATCAGGGCCGGGCTTGCTTTGGGCACATTGAGGGATTGAGAAGCGCGGTCCGCTTCGGTCCGCCGGGCTCTGAGATCACACACCTTGCGGGAGATACGATCAGAGGGGGCTTTACGTTCCATTCCCGCTTGACTGATTCCATCGCATCGAGTCAAGCGAGCGCCGCAGCTTTCCCCCTGCGCTTCAGACGACGGCCCTTGCGGCGGACCGATGGCCGCACCTTGCGCAGGATGCGTTCCTGCAAGCGAGCACGCGCGCGGGAGTCCAGACGTTCGCCGTTCTCGATCGCCCTCAACCTGTCGATTTCCTCATCGGGCAACCAGCCGAGGATGGCCGTGACGCCGGGTGTGGTGACCGCACGCATCCAATTCGCGTCCGCCTCATCGTGAGGGTGCTGCACGCCTACATCCCAGAGGAACACGAACACATAGCCCGGGATCAATGGCCCGCGTCGCTCGACCTTGCGCCCGCGCGAGATGATCGTCTCTTCGAACTCCGGCACGTAGATGCCGAAGCGCCGCTTGATCAGGTCCGCCTCGACGTCCCTGTTCCTCACCTCGAGCACGTACCAGCGCGCAAGCGGGCCGAGCTCCGCCACGTTCGGGTCGACCGGCGACCAGGGCCGCGCCATCTCCGCACGCGCATCGGCCGACAGCATTTCGGCCATCACCTCCGGCGAGAACGCGGCCGGCAGTTTCGTCGTCGTCATCCAACATCCCGTTCTCCACCCGGTTTGCTGGCAGGGCCGGCTCGCTTGCCGGTTCGAGAAACCCTTCCCGGCGGGGAAGGATTTCTCGGGAGGATCGATGGGAGCTTGCCTAAGGCCCCGCATCAAACCTCCCGTCTCGAAAAAGCATTGCAGGACAATGCTTTCTCAAATCCATTGGGAGGATGGGAGGATTGGGAGCTTATTTCCGTTTGTCATATGTGCGCCCGCGCGCGCACGCGCATGTGACATATGAAACAAGCTCCCGAAATTCCCTCAACCTCCCATCCGCTGAAATCTCAACGCGTTAGCCGAACCTCGATCCTCCCGACTTTGGGAGGTTGGGAGGATGTGCCGTGTCAAATCTGCAGATCGCCGGCATCTGCCGCCTCCGTCGTCGTGCCGTCATCGGTCATGCGGCGCGGGTTGCCGTCGGCGTCGAGGAAGTCCATCACGCTCTTGGTGAGCTTGATGTCGAGGAACCACATCACGTTTGACTGCTTGCTCTTGTAGCCGCGCTCCTGCATCGCCAGCGACAGGCCGCGGTTCTTCCAGGCGTTCTCGCCGGAGGCCTTGCACCAGGCCTCATAGACCTGATGCAGCACGCTCGACTGCACGCGGTCGCCGATGCTGTCGGCGACGCAGGCCTGCAGGAAGCGGCCGAGCGGATCGGAGGCCGAGCGATATTCGGCCGTCGCCTCGAGCACGTCGGCAGGCTCCTGCAGGCCCTTGTCGAGCCAGACGCGCAGGCCATCGAGCAGCCAGTTGAGAATGCCCGAGGCCTCGGCGCGCAGCTTGTCGCCGAGATGGATGTCGCGCTCCTCCTTCGGAATCGTGACGCCGAACGGCACCAGTCGCACGCGCCGCCAGATGCCTTCGTCGGTGCCCGAGATCGTCGGCCGGTAGTTGCCGGACATCGTCAGCTTGAACTGCGGATAGAACTTGAAGAAGTCGCGGTTGAGGTGCCGCGCCTGGATCGGCTCGCCGCCGGTGACGAGCTTGACCAGCGCCTCCGCCAGCTTCGCCCCCTTCTCCGGCTCGGAGGTTCGCAGCATGCGAACGCCCGGCAGGATGGCGAGATCCGGCGTCGCCTGGCCGGCGCCGCGCGCCTTGCCATGATCGAGGAAGGTCTCGATCGGGACGGTCTCGCCATAGTCGCCGGCGACATAGGACACGGCGTCCATCAGCACGGACTTGCCGTTCGATCCCTTGCCGTAGAGGAAGGCCAGCAGCTGCTCGATGACGCCGGTGAGCGAGACGCCCAGCCAGGCCTGCAGGAACGCCCGCATCTCCGCCTGTGGCTGCACGCGAAGAAGGAACGCATCGAAGACGGGCCGCTCCGCCGCCGGGTCGAAATCGACCGGCGCCAGCTTGGTGATCATGTCGGCCGGATCATGCGGCCGGAACTCGACATAGTCGGCATCGGCCCGCTTGGCGATCACCAGCGTGCCGTTGCGGACGTTGATCTTCATCTTGTCGGCGTCGAGCCTGTCGATCGTCACCGCGAAGTAAGGCGCCCCGCGCTTGGACAGCGCGCCGAGCTTGTTGACGGCCTCCGAGCTGCGGCCCCACGCCGCCACCTTGTCGGAATAGAGCGTCCGGTTGCCGTCGCGGTCGGTCTTGAACACGAAGTCTTTCGCGCCCCACGGCGCGTCCTTGTCGTCCTTGCAGCCGGTCTCGCGCAGCGCCTTGGCTTCCTCCTGGATCGAGCGCACCGTGTCGTGCTCAGCGATCTTGACCAGCTCCTCCGCGCCCTCGCGGCTCCAGCGCCGGCCGTCCCAGGAGAGCCAGCCGATCGCCGGGCACCACAGCAGCCGGTCCTTGTAGCGTTCGCGGAACCGCTCGGCATTGCCGAGATCGGTGAGCGGGAAGAACGCCAGGCGGATGTTGCGCGCCTCGTCCGTCTCCGCCGGCGGCTTGCTCCCCGCACCCCTTCCGGCAGATGCGAAATCCGCTGCTCCCGTTTGGGAGCTTGGCTTGCCATTCGTCTCCGGCGGGGGTGCAGGGGCGTGCGACGAAGCGGGAGGATGGAAGTCGTCGGGCGGCTGCGCCTCGCCGGCGGCGGAGGGCGGGCGGCGAGAGGGCATGCGGTCGGCCGCGTCGGCATCCTCCCTGCTGCGATCATCTCGAGTCCCATCTGCACCGTCGTCGCGGCCGCGCGGCCGGCTCTCGCGGTCGCTCGCGGCGCTGGCGCCGCGCTGACCATGGGGGCGCGAGGCGCGGGATTGTGCCTGCCGGCGGATCTCCTCGACGTCGCGCGGCTGCGTCCGGCCCTTGCGGAAGCCGCTCTCGATCGTGGCGCGCACCGAGCGGATGCCGTCGTCCTTGATCAGTCCGCAATCGCCTGCCGCGTTCTCGAGCGCGGCGCGGACGAAGGCCTCGTTGAGCGCGCCGGCGGCGACCAGCTGGGCCAGTTTCAGGCTGGCGATGTTGAGCGCCTGGTTGCGGCCTCCGGGGCCGGCCTGGCGCACGGTCTGCAGCTCGGCATCGAGCGCGGACAGGCCGTACTTGCGGACGGCCTCGTCGCCGACGGCGATCGCGCTGTCGCCGCCTTTGCCGGCAGGCGGCTTCACGCCGGCGGCCGCACGCGCGCCGATCCCGGATCCGCCGGCCTGCTTCTCTTCGAAGGCGCCGCGCCGGAGCACCAGGTCGACCAGCGCCATTGGTGCGATCGCGATGTCGGGCGCATCATCACCCCAGGCATAGGCGACGCCATCGTTGCGCACCGAGGGCGGCGCGATGACATAGCCGCCATCGCCGCGGATATCGATCCGCGAGCCCTTGCCGAGCAGGTTTGCCCGGTTGCCGACCTCGCCATCGTCGGGCAGCTGGAAGTACAGATGCACCCCGCCGCGCGGCGTGAGCGCGTACCTGGTCGCCGGCAGCGGCCCGCCGATCGCGCGCTCGAGGTTGAGCTGCAGCGCGGCCGCCTCGAACACCTCGCCCGTCGCCTTGTCCTCGCCGGCGTCGATATCGACCACGAAGGCGCCGATCGGCGCGCCGGTCGGCAGGCCGATCATGGCCTGCGGCCAGCGCTGCCACCAGGCGCGGATCTTCGCCTCGTCAATGGTCGCAAGCTTCAGCCCGCCCTCGCCCGGCACGTCGCTTTTCACCAGCGGCTGCTTGGTCGCGGGATGACATGGGAAGACGGGCCAGCCGCGGGCGGCCAGGGCAAGCGCGTGGTCGAGCATGCTCATCATCAATCCGGCTCGACCTCGATCTCTGCAGCGGCGCCGGCGGCGATCGCCTCGGCCGCCTTCTCGGCCGTGAACTTCGCGGCGAACTTCCTGCGATAGTCGAGCTGCTGCAGGATCTCTTGGTCGCTCTGGATCATGTCGAGCAGCCGCACGATGCCGGCGAAGGCATCGCGGCGCCTGATCATGCCGGGATCTGGCTCGGCCAGCATCCCGGCCGCGACCAGCGCGGCCTGGCCGATCTCGATCCGCTCGGCCTCGAGCTGCGCCTGCAGCTGCATATCGGCCAGCGATACTTTGCCGGGCGGTTTCATGCCGGCACCAGCCCGGCTGCATTGAGCCAATCGTTGATCTTGATCAGCGCCAGCCGCCGCGCGTCGTCGACGTCGCGCGCCGGGCGCCATGTGGTCGAGGCCGAGGCCTCCGGCAGCATCAGGCGAAAGCAGGCCTGGTGCCGCGCGCTTTCATTGCGCATGATCTCGCCGACCTGGACACGGCCGAGCAGGATCACTTCGCGACCGACCGTATCGGCCCGGAACTCCACAACGCCCTCGTGCGCCTCCCCGGCCATGCAGCTACCGCTTCTTCTTCGCGGCGGCCTTGGCGGGCTTCTTTGCCGGGGCCTTGGCCGGCTTCTTCGCCTTCGGCTTCGCTTTCTCTGCCGGCGGCGCCTTTCCCTTCGCCTTGACAGGCGGGCCATCATAGCCGTTGTGGCGAAGCTGCGTGGGCAACCATCCCGTCGGCGTCACGTTCTCGATCGCGAAGGCGACGATATCGGCCTTGGCGTTCTTGCCCTGCTGGCGCGCCAGGTCGGGGCCGAGCGCCTCCTCGATCGCCTTCAGGCACAGCGCCTTGCTGACACCCTGAAAATAGTCCTTGGCATCGAAAGCCCCGCGCATGGCCGGATTGAACAGCTTGGCATCGATCGCGTTGCAGATCGCGATCGCGCCATCATCGTGATCCTCCTGATCCAACGCCCGCTGCTGAAAATCGAGCGCATCGGCGGCAATCTGGACCAGCAACGAAATGCGTTCGGCGGGTTTCATGGCGAGCGCCAGCTGCAAGGATTTCTGCATGCTGTCAGCGCCGAGCAGCTCGCCCACCTCGCGCCGCGCAAGCCCGCTGGCGCGGACTTTCACGCCGCTATCGTCATAGCTGTCAAAGCCGGCGATCATCACCGCCAGCGCCAGTTGCTCGTCCTGGATCAGCGCCGTGGCTGCCGCCTTCGTCAGCTGCATGGACAGACGATGCAGCAGGGCATTCGAGATTTCCGGCTCATCCGCGTCCTTGCTCTTTGCCGGCGGCAGCGCGGCCTCGACGCGCCTCGCCGCTTCGGCATCGCCCCGCGACAGTTTCGCGTTGTCGGGCTTGCTCACGCCATAGAGCACGACCAGCTTGCCCTCCTCGACGTCGACGATGCAGCCGAGCTTCTTCTTTTTCTTGGCGTCAAAGGCGCGCATCCGCGCGGCCGCATCGATCAGCTCGATCTCGACGCGCAGCCGATCCGCCTCCTCTTCCATGGAATCGTTCCATTCGTCGGCCTCGTCGATCTCCTCGACACGGGCCGCGGCTCTGGTCCGCCTGTCCAGCTCGTCGCCCTCATAGGGCAGTTTGCGAACGTCGGATTGCGGCCACCAGCGCGCACCCTGCGGCAGATCCTCCTCGATCTCCGCCCAGGCCCAGCCGTCACCGCGCAGCTGTTCACACTTGGCCTCCAGCTGGCTCCGTGCCATCTGCTTCAGCAAGGCCGGATCGGAAACGATGTGCGAGCTGCCGAAAAGGTCCTCGGTGATCGCGCCCCCGGCGGCGCGGTAATAATCCGCACCAACAAATTCGACCAGTTGGGCGACATCGCGATCGATCGCGTCGGCGCCGAGCTCGCGCTTGACGGCCCAATGCTGCACACGGCCACCACCCTTCGACAGCTTGTCGAGCAGCTTGTCCTGAGTCTTGTGATCCAGCGCCAGCGTGAAGGCCTGTGCAGTCTCCGCCGCGATATCACCGGCACGCCAGGCCTGCCGGATCTTCGGACTGAGCCGGCCAAGCGCGAGGGCCTGCCGAACCTGCTTCTCGGTCATGCCGTACTGGCGCGCGATCTCCTCATTGGTCTTGCCGCGCTCCTCGAGCTTGGCGAACGCCTCGTACTGGTCGACAGGGTGCAGCTGCTTGGCCGTGACGGCCGTGGTCAGCGAATCCTCGAAGGCGCCGGCTTCGTCGACCGCTCGCAGCGTGCAGTTGATCGGTTCATCGGCATGTTCGCCGAAGATCATGTGGAAGGCTGCCAGGCGCCGGTTGCCGTTGGACACGGCATAGAAGCCGTCGCCCATGTCCTTGACGACGAGATTCTCGATCTGACCGCGCGCGTGAATGTTGGCCGCGAGTTCGGCAATCCCTTCGTCACGGCCGACCACGCGGGCATTGATGCCCGCGCCATCTTCGTGACCGAACTTCAGGCGATTGAGCGGAATCTGCAGGTCAGACATCGTCGGGCTCTCCTGTCACCACTTGAAAAGGATCGCATCGAAGCGATCGCCGAAGTTTGGAACGAAGTAGTCGCGGAAGTGCTCAACGCTGTCGAAACCGTCGAGCCAGGCCTCGCCGAAGAACGACCCGAGCGGGTCTCCGGGCGACCAGAACAGCGTTGCATCGCCCTTGCGCCAGCCCTGCGGCCCGTTGAGCCGGATGCACTGCCGGCGAGCGCCGCGGGGCTCAACGATCTCGCTGTGCAGGATGTTGATCTCGTAGACGCGGACAGAGATGCCTGTGTCGACGCGCACCTCGCCGATCAGCTCGCGCTGCGGCGTGCGGGATTTCCACCAGAGCTGCAAATCATAGGGGATGGTGTGGCCGATCGGGTCATACTGCAGCAGCCGCATGCCGCGCACGCCGAGCTTGCGGATGGTCTGCCTCTTGACGCGCACCCCGCCGACGTCCTCGCCGCGCCGCTGCCGCAGGCCGGCGCGGATATAGGGCAGCATGGAGGGTTCGGAGAAGCTGATCAGCATTGGCCGCCCCTCAGTGCGCGTTGGGATTCCGGCGCATCGCAGTGGCCGGATCGTTGTAGTGATCGAAGTTCTTCTGAATCGTGCACCTGATGTCGACGCCGACGGCGCGGCCAAACTTCAGTGCGCTCGCCTTGTCACCATGCGACCAGCAGATGACGGCTGCGAGCAGGTCCTGCAGCGCGGCGACGCAGACGCCCATCTCGCGGCCAGCCAGGACCTCGTTAACGCGCTCGAATGTCTCTCTTACCTGCGCTTCGTCGATGTCAGCCATGGTCGGGCTCCTGCTCCTCGGCATCGAACAGGTCGGCTTCCTGCGGCTTCTCGTTCGCGCCGGCATATCCCATCGCCATCAGCGCACGCGCGACCAGGTGCCAGACGTGAATGCGCAGGCGCGGGTAGCTCACGACCGTGCCGGAGCGCTGGCAGACGCCCTGATTGAGCTGTTCGCGCGAGCGGCCGCGCAGGCTCTCGACCGAATAGCTTCCGAGTTCCCTGGTGCCGCCGGCGTTTCGGATGCGCATGCGCGCAATCTCGGTGACCTTGCCGGTGATCGCGGAGTGAAGTTCGACCCGGACAACGATCATGCGCGCACCTGTGTCAGCTGGCGGAAGCGGTCGATGAACGCGACCTCCGCGACGGAGGGCGACCAGCCAACGATCCGCACGTCGAGCGGCGTTTCGCTGTCGATCACCCAGGGGTCGCCGGTCTGCGCCATGATCTGCATCCGCTCGGTCTTGAGCATCCGCATGTCGGCGCGTTTGACGCTCGCCGGCGTGATCTCGGGAAGGCCGAAGGCCTGGTACACCGCCGCCTGGCAGCGCTTCTCTGCGGCCTTGTAGTCCGGCATGAACTGCTTGATCGGCGCCAGCATGTCGAGCAGGTAGGCCTCGCTGCCATCGTGCAGGAGGCCCGCCAGCGCATCGTCGCCGCAGTGATGCGAGACATAGACGGAATGCTCGGCGGTCGAATAGAAGCGCAGGCAATGGCCGCCAAACCGGCATTGCATCGCCAGAGCGTGCGCGATGTCCTCGATCGCGACATCGCAAGGCCTTGGATCGAGCGGCCAGAATTGCCGTCCGGTGTAGGTTTGAATCCAGCCCGCGTGCCTCATGCTGCCCTCCTCGTGACGGGGTGTGTCGTGAACCGCGCCGCATCCTCCGCGTCGGTCAGCTCGTCGACGACGATCGGAGGAATCCAGAACGGCGCCTGCGGCCCGCGGTGCTTGATCCAGACCAGCCAGACATAGGCCGTCGCGGTGCCGCCCTGCGGCTCCCAGCGGCCCTTGTGGAGCGCGATGCGCTCGGCGAAGAAGGCGATGCAGGTCGGCGGGTTACCAGCGAAGATCCGCTCATAGCGGCCCTCACCTTCCAGCCATTGCAGGCGGACGAACAGCGCGACGCCGACGCGGGCCAGCTCCATCATGCGCTGGAAGAACGCCTCCGCCTTGTCGCCGAACGGTGGGTTGGTGATGAACCAGTCGGCGGTCTCGCTCGTGTGCTCGTCGAGGAAATCGGAGACCTCGCCATAACCATAGTCGAAGATATCGCTGGCCGAGACTTCGGCGAAATACTCGGCCAGCACCTCGGCGATGTGCCCTTCCCCGCAGGCCGGCTCGCGCGCCTTGGCGCTGCGGACGTCCACTTTCAAATGATCGAACACCAGCTCGACCAGCGCCCGCGTGGCGCAGGGCGGCGTCGGGAAATAGTCGAGGCTGTCGTCGGGCTCGACCCGGCCGGACATGATCGACCGCGCGCCATGGATCACCCCGGAATTGTCGATCGGGTCGACCAGGATGGCGCGGCTGGAGGCCAGCTTCTCGCGCGTGGCCTGCGTGATCGCCTCGAACTCGGCGTCAGAAAGGTCGGCGCATTTCTGCGCCTTCGAGGACAGTTTGTAGGTGAGGCCGATGTCCTCCAGCGTCGCGCGCGGCGTCTCCTCGGCGGTCGCCTTCGGCGGCCGGCCGACCGCGATCAGCCCTGCGTCCTGCAGCGCACGCAGCATCTGCCCCAGCCGCCGCTCGGCGCGCAGCTGCAGCACCGTGGCCTCGATCAGCACCGCCCGGTTCTGCACGGATTTCGCATGCAGCTTGACGTGATCGAGCTGCAGGCGGATCTCGAGCACGTCCCTAACCAGGCTGGCCTCCGCCAGCGCGGTCCGCGCGCGGTCATAGGCGGCGAGAAGTGTGATCTCCGTGTTCATCGCGGCAGCTCCACCAGCTGCCGGCCAATGCCCTTGTGGCTGCGCACCGCGAGGCCGAGCGAGGACAGGTCCATGTTGCGGATGATCTGGTCGATCAGGTCGCTCGCATTGGCGGGCCGCGCGGTCCAGAGTTTGCCAACGAGGAACTCGTCGCCGACGCAGTCCGGCATCGCCTTGTGCAGGGCCGCCAGCAGCAGCGCCGCGCGCGGGGCGATGCGCAGGCGCCGCGCGCCGCGGCTGATCTCGTCGCGGCCGATCGCGATCGCGCCCAGGGGCGGCTGCGCCGCGGGCCTGGCCAAGTCCGGCTTAACGGGCGCGGGCTTGACGGGCGCGGGCTTCACGGCGGCGGGCGGCGCAATGGTCTTTGCAGCGGCCGGCGTTGCGGGCGTGACGGCCACGATCCTGGCAGGCGCGGCCGTCGGCGCGGCCGGCTCGCGCATCTGAAGATGCGTCGCGATCCGGTCGACCAGGAGGCTGGGCACCCCGTCGCCGGATTCGATCGCGCGCGCCGCGGCCGCGGTGAACTCGGCGGCGAAGTCGAAGGTCTGCATGGCGAAGATCAGCCGCGGCAGATCCGAAAGCCAGTCCTTATCGGCCTCCAGCACGCTGCACAGCGCCTGGACGATCGCCTTGCGGATCATGCCGGGATTGCCCTTGCGCGTCTTGGTGATGCAGGACAGCGCCGCGACCAGCACCTCGCGGCCGTATTTGGCGAGCGCCGACTGCAGCATGGCGACCGCGAGCGTCTCGCCCGGCTTCATCTTGCTGGCCGGCACCGGATAGCGGCAGATGGTGACCCCCGCCGCCTCGCAGGCCTGCGTCAGCGCGTCGGCCGATTTGTCGCCGGCGGCAAGGCGCGCGGCATGCAGCTGCAGCGGCGACATCGCGGTGACGTTGGCGTTGATGGCGACGAAGGCGTCGGCCTGCTCGGCCTCGCCGACCTGGATGATGACGCACGGCACGGACTCGAAGCCGCGCGCGGCGGCCGCGGTGGTGCGGTGCTGGCCGTCGATGATGGCGAACAGCCCCTCGCCGATCGGCGCCACCACCACGAGCGTGAACTTCGCCCATTTGAAGCGCGGCACGATGGCAACGATGTTGTCCGCCCCGCGCCGGCCGATCTCGCGCTGGTAGCGCGGATCGACGCGCAGGCGGTCGATCCTCAGCCATTGCAGCTCCGGCCGCTCGCCGGCTTCAGTGCGCGGTCCGCGCGGGATGCGTGGCAGGAAGGGCGCGGGATCGATGCGGCGGAGGGCCATCAGCGGTGCTCCCGCTCGTTGCGCAGCGCCTGTTCGGCGTCGTCGCGCAGCATCGGCAGCAGCTGGCCGATCACCATCAGCCAGCGCGCAGCGCGGTCCTCGGTGCTGGCGTCGTGGAAATGGCGGATCGCATCCTTCACCATCTTGGCCGCGTTGGTGCAACGGATGGTGTCGGTCGGCTGCGCATGGGCGCGCTCGACCTGCTGCGCCAGGTAAACGAAACCATCCGGCAATCGCGAGGTCATGCGCACCGGCGCCGGCCTCGTCAGCACCTGGCCGGCCAGCTCGAGCAGCTCCACCAGCACCCGCGACAGCAGCGGATGATTGCGATCGTCTTCAATCTCAGCCATGGCCCATCTCCAGGCAGGCGTCGCAGGAGGCCTTGTCGAAGGCGCGGCGGATCTCGTCGCGCAGGCAGGGACCGGCGCAGAGGTCGCAATCGCGGCAACGGACGGCGGACGACCCCGGGTGGACCTGGTCGCCGCCGTCCGCCTCACACCGCACGGAGGGCGACCGCACGGATTGGAAAAAAAGCGGCCGCCGCAGGCCGTGCGGATCCGCGCCCGCCCGCGCCTCGGCGCGTCGGGTCAGCGCCTCGAGGTCGGCGCGGCAATAGCCGGGCGAGACCTCCTGAAAGAAGGGCTGTCCGGCCGGGCGCCGGACAGCCCGCAACACCACGCACGCAAGACCCAGCGCGATGAACACGGATGCGAGCGATGTCAGGAGATTTGCGATGGTCATGGCAGACACGTCTCCTCATTCGCCGGAGAAGCTCCGGCGGCGGGTGGGCATCGAAAACGCGGGTGGGTTACTTCCGGGGCGGCCTTATCCGGGCCCCTCGCGGATGGTCGTGAAGGCGATGGTCAGAAACGCGGTCCACAGCACGAACCCGGCCAGCGCTGCGGCCGGGATCACCAGGGCGTAAGGATCAGCGCTGCGCGGCCGGCGCACCACGCGGACGATGCGCTGGTTGCGGCGCGCGGCGAGGTCGATGATCTCGGCGGTCATCGCGTCACCTCGCTGAAATCGGTTGAGCGTCTCTCCGCCCTGTCACGCCCAGTTCGCTGACGTTTGAGGTTCGCCCTAAAGCCGGCCAACTCAGCCTGCCGATGCGCGTCGGCTCGCCTACTCGCAACCCCATGCGCCGCCGGGACATTCTGCCGGCTTTGGCGCCCTCGCCTCTGGTTGCTTTCGCTACGGCATTCGAAGTTCGTAAACCCCTTGTTTTGCAGGCCCGGCGCGCTGTTTCCACAGCCGTCCACAGGGGGCGAATTCGGATCAAGGGAAGCCGCGCCGGTCATCGGGAAGGACATCGAGGTCGTCGCAAATGATCCAGCAGCGCGGTTATCCACAGGCCCAAAATTGCCGATTGAACCGGCCGCACCCGATCGACGCCGCACAGCATTTCGATTCAAGGTCGCGTTCATGACGAAGCGCCCTCCTCGACCGGCCTGGCCACCAATTCCGCGATCCGATCTGCGGTCACGCCCGCAATGCCGCGCGCCTGCGCGCCTCTCACGATGTTGCTGACATACTCATGGACAATGCGATTGCGTCTCCGCATGGCCTTCGCCGCGCCGTAGCTCACGCCAGCGTCGGCCGCGAAGGCGGACAGGTCCGGCCAGGCGTCGATGATGGAGCGGTGCGAATCAAAAGCGTCGTTCATGCGCAATCGGTACGTTTTGTACCGGTGATTCGTCAAGCGATTGGTCCAACTTGTACCCGCCAAATCGGTACAAAACGGACCATGAGGGACGTTTACGACCGCCTTGTCTGGCTCCGGAGCCGCCGCGAAGACCTGAAAAAGTCGAAGCGCGCGGCTGCTGATGCCTATGGCATCGGTTACGAGGTCTACAAGAAGATCGAGACCCGGGAGAACGCGCGCAACCTGACCAGCGAGCACGCCCTCAACATCGCCCGCTTCCACAAGGTCTCGCCGGGATGGGTGATGTTCGGTGAAGGCAAGCCCTCCGGCCTGAGCAGCGTCAAGCTGATCGGCGAAATTGGTGCCGGCCAGGAAATCCGCCCTTTTGCCGACGTCGACGATTATGAGCCTGTTGCCGCAGATATCGGCGATCCCGACGCGGTGGCCTTCCAGGTCAAGGGCGACAGCATGATGCCGCTGGCTCGCAATCTGGACCTGATTTTTGTCGGCCCTGAGCAGAAGGACATCACCGCGCTGATCGGTCGGGAATGCGCCGTCGTGCTCGAGGACGGCCGCCGGTTCTTCAAGGTCATCGAGAACGGCTCCAAGCGCGGTCGCCACGATCTCATTTCATACAACGCCGAGCCGATCCGGGACGTCGTCATTCATTCCGCCGGGCTGTTTCTGGGGGTCAAGCGCAATCGCCATTAGGTCAACGATTCGGGACATTTAGAACCCGCAAACGCGGCGTCGCATCTTTACGGTACATTTTGTCCTTGACCGAGTGGGTACAAATAGTACCCTGCCTCCCGCATCACCGGGAGACAGCCCATGCCACGACGTGCCGACCCCACCACCCCCACCTCCAAAGACGACATCTCCAAGACCGACTTCGCCCATCAGCAGCGCCTGCACAGCTTCGCCTATCTGCCGGACGAGGACCGGTTCCTCGACCTGCGCCACTCCCTCGCCGGCCGGCGCATCGTGGCGCTGCGCGATGCCAAGGGCCGCCTGCTCCGCGAGGCCTCGATCCAGTCCTGCCTCGCCGCCCGCGCCGCGTGGGAGGCCGAGCTGGCCGAGCAGCACGCCGCCGAGCAGCGCAAGCTGGCTTTGGCCGAGACGCTGGCGCCCAGCGCCCTGCCCCCCTGCCGCGCCGATCTCGACGGCCCAGCGGCGATCGCCCAGCTCGCCGAGGACTTCATCGTCGAGACCACCCGCAACGAGGGCGCGGCATTCACCGGCCTGCTCCGCATGGGGTGGCAGGCAGCGCAGCTGAAGCGCCACGCCGAGGCTGCCCGCATCGTCGCGCAGCGCCGGCAGGAGCGGCAGACCGAACAGGTGCCGGCATGACCCCGCTTCGCCCTTCAGGCTTCGCGGGGCGCGGTCCTGCCAACGGCAAGGACATCGTCGTCGCCATGGCCGCGCAGCTGCGTGCGGCCGGCATTCCCGAGACCGAGCGCGAGGCGATCCGCATCCTGACGGCCGCCGGCTTCCGCTATGGCGAGATCGTCGTGCTGATCGACGACGCGCTGGTCGAAGCCCGCCAGCAGGCCGTCACCGAGGCATTCGCGGAGGACCGGCCATGACGCGCGTCCGCAAAGCCCGCTCGCCCCGCGCCGCGCTGCTTGATCAGCCCTGGTCGGGCTTCCGGACCGCCGCCGAGATCGCCGGCGCTTACGATCGCTGGTCGCTGGCGACCATCAGCGACCAGCTGTTCCGCCTGTCGCGCGAGGGTTTGATCTGGTCGGTGCGCCACGAGGGCGAGACGTCGGTGCACAAGTTCGCCCATCCGTCCCTGGAGGTGGACGATCTCGTGATCCCCGGGCCGCGATCGCCGCTGCGCCGCAGCTGGCAGACCCTGCAGCAGGCCCGCCGCATCGCCGTCCAGGCGGTGGAAATGCCGCTGGTCGGCCGGCAGGCATGACCCAGCGCTTCACCATGGCCGAGGCCGCGGCCGAATTGAGGGCGCCGAGCGTGCGCTGGCTGGCCGACTGGCTCAGGGCCCATCCCCGGGATCATGCGGGCGAGCCCTATTATACGCCGGTGGGCCGCGATAAGGTGTTCCGTTCCGACGACATCGCCCGCATCGAGTGTGCGTTACGGGAGACCCTGAAGTGCCGCTCAAGCTCAGGCCGCCGCGCAAGGGCAAGACGCCCAATTACGAAATCCGTGGAACCTACCTCGGAGTCCGGGTGGAGGTTAGCAGCGGCACTCACAAACGATCCGTCGCTGCTGAGCGGCTCAAGGCCATCGAGCGATGCATCGAGGAGCACGGGCAATACCCCGCCCCGCAAGCTCAGGCTGATCCCGGGCGGCCAACCTTCCTGAGCGCCGCCAACGCGTACATGCAGGCCGGCGGCGAGCGCCGCCACGTGCCGCGGCTGCTGAAGCATTTCCGGGAAACGCCGATCGAGGAGATCGACCAGGCCGCGATCGACGCCGCCGCCAGCGCCCTGCTGCCGCACGGCGCGCCCGACTATCGCAACCGCGCCGTCTACGTCCCGACCATCGCGATCATCCGGCACTGCCTTGGCGACAAGGCCCCGACGTTCAAGCGGCCGAAGGGCTCCAAGGGCCGTCAGCGCAAGGATTTCATGTGGCCGGAGGATGCCTTCCTCGTCATCGACAAGGCGCGCGAGATCGATCCCGAATTCGAGCTCTATCTGCTGGTGCTGCTCTACAACGGCATCCGCAAGAGCGAGGGGCTCAATGCGCTGGCCGCCAACACCAGGCCGGAGGATCTGGCGCTGTGGCTGCCGACCAGCAAGAACGGCGACCCGCGCATGCTGAAGCTACGGGCGGACGTCGCAACGCGGCTGCAGGCCCATCTGGCGACGATCGAGGGCCGCGAGCGGCTGTTCAAGTTCCGGGAGGGCGGCCACTTCAAGCATCTGCTGCTGCGCGCCACGATGGCCGCGGCAGGCTTGCCTTGCCCGAAGCGCAGGCCGACGGGCTGGAAGAAACCGGCGTTCAAATACGCTTTCGTCACCTTCCACACCTTCCGCCACACCTGGGCGACCTGGATGCGGATGTATGGCGGCGCCGATGTCCAGGGTCTCGTCGCGACGCAGAACTGGCGCGACCCGCGCAGCGCGATGCGCTACGCGCACGTCGTCCCGCGCGACGAATGGGACCGCGTCGACAGCCTGCCGGCCGTGGGGAATAGACGGGGAAAAGCGGTCAACGACTGA